GGACGTAGAAGAAGACATGAACCTAGACGAAGAGGCTCTAAAGGAAGCATTAGCCACAGGCGGCAAAGTAGATGCTCCAGACTGGGTGATTGATGCTCTTCTTGAGGAGCTTCCATCGGGAACGGTTGAAGGGGGATATTTTAGGCGTCGTCGTTGGCAAGAAGGGCGGCCCCACCAAGGGGGCGGTATAGAAACTGTCTCCAGCCCAGAGGGTGGGGAGACTCCAACGGAAGCCGCTGAAAGCTGGGGGAAAATACGTTCGGAGGGATCGGCTGCTTCCGACGAAGGATACGAGCTTAGGGACAGGATTTATCAAGCAAATAGAAATCTTGAGTCTAGGTGGGGACTTGAATCTGGAATGTATGGCGGAGCAGAGGCCATACTTGGTGCTGCGGATAAGGGGCTTGTTACTTTAGACCCAGAGTTTGAGAAAGATCTTAGGGGATCGTTAACCCTGAAAAAGCAGAGAGATCTGGCAGAGTCAAAAACACGAGAACTTTATAAATCTGGACGTAGTGGGTATGCTGGGATGGTTGGCCGGGAAGCGGTTGAAGAAGAGTTCCCAGAGGCAAAGAAGAAGGCTGAATAGGTGAAGCATGGCGACCGCCTTCAAGGACAAATCAACAGAAGAGCTTACCTCTGCTAGGGATAAGCTTGATGCTGATATTGTAGGGTTCACCGCTAAGCTCGATGCTGCCGGCACCAAGGGTTCCATGGCCAGCAAGAAGGCAGATGTTGGCTCCCAGCTAGAAGCTCACAGCAGCCTTAGAGATAAGATCCAAAAGGAATTGGATGCTAGAGAATTTGAGGCTCCTTCGGAGCCCCAGCGTCCAGCCTATGAGGGTGTAGACTCTGAAGTTAGGTACGCCGAGCATAAGAAGCGAGAAGCTATTGAGCGTTTGGGAGTTGACCCTACCCAGCCGATGATGGGATTCCCACATCGTATGCAGAATGTGCCCAAGCCCAGACCCAGACCAACAGATCCTTCTGAAGTGGCAGTGGCGGCCTATCCTCCGGAGGAGCCCATTACGGCTGGTATGGAGGGTATTACTCCAGAGGAGGGAACAGACATTCTTAGGTTTGGCGCTGAACTAGCAGCGAGCCAAACTCCAGCAGATATCCCCATCAGCGCAGGCTACATGGCAAAGGCTGTAGCAGAGAGAGACATTCCTGGGATGGTTTTGGGGGCCATGGGGATGATCCCCTACATCGGGCTTCCCGCTGATCTTATGCGGATGATTAAAGCTGGGGACAAGTCTTGGGGGACACTTGAACTAGCGGCGAAGACGCTTAAATCTGGCGATATTGATTTTAATACCTGGGACAGTACCAAGTTGAACTACACTACGCTCGCGCACGACCGGAAGATGGAGAAGTTCATTGAGGGTTCCGAGAGCGATAACCCCATCAATAGAATTACAGATTATGGAGATAGAGATCTTATACACACTTCTATCGCCATCAAAATGGATAACCTTACAGACTCCTTGTTAGAAGGTACGTGGGTTAGAGAGGCCGCTGAGCAGTTTGTTAAGAATCCTAAGAAGAAGGTGCGCATAGGCCCATCTATGGATGACATTCTTGGCGACCCGGACTTAGAGGGTATAAGCCAGAAATCTAGAGAGGAGCTTAAGGAGATTCTCCCTTGGGTTGAGTGGGAGAATGCCAGAGAGATAAATACTTATATATTTGAACATGTGGATGAGTTCGCTAGGTTCGCTGATGGATACGCTGCCAAGCTAACAAAGTCGCCCCCCGTACCGAAAACCAAGCCCGCCCAGGCAGCCAAAACAGCAGCTAGAGAAGCCGATGTTAAGGGTTGGGAGTCACCATATTTTTCAACAAGCAGACTTACAAGCCCAGAGGATAAGGAGTTTATGTGGTACGGGCTCCATGAGAAGTGGAGGCGGGCTGGTTCGAAAATGCCGCCAATTAAGACGGAAGAGCAGGTGGCGGAAGCGCTTGACCAGGTTGCTCATGCACAGCGTGGCCTGCCGGAAGAGACAATGCTTAAGCTACAAAGAAGCAACCAATTTTCGCCAGCCTATAATGGTGCCGCAGAGAATGTTGGTGACGTTATCACCAGAATGTCAAGGAAGGCGTCTCACCACGCCCCCGAAGCATGGTTGAAGCCAAAGATTCATAGTGCCATCAGTGATATCCACCTAATGGAAGATTCCATTGAGATGCAGCTTAGGGAAAACCTAGGTCAAATAAAGGAAAGTGGGCTAACTCTTGATCAAGCTAGGGAAGAGATGCGTCGCTTAGGGCAAGAGTATGCAGACGCGCACAGAACGCTTCCTGTTTACAATGAAGTTCAGATGCTTGCGAATGACGCGGCGATTGCTTTTGGCGAGTGGCGCTTCGATGACGCAAGAGTGAGCCTTCAAAAGCTTCTTAAGTACGTTGATAGTGAGGATTGGTACGATAAACTAATGAGAGTTCAGCCTAGGTACGCTCGTCCTGGGGTGAAGCCACCCTGACCCCTACCGGCGCCTCAGAATGGATTCTAGGCCCCCTAGAAGCTCATTGAGAGCACTCCGCCTAGTACTTCATGTAATCAACGCGAACGAAGTGGTAGGTGCTTCCACCCACAGAGATACGTGCATCAAGGCCACGAGGGCAGCGCTTTGAAACTTGATTGATTGCGTTAGCCCGAGAAGCCTCGTCAGGAAAATCAAGGACAACCTCTTGGTCGCAGCTATAAACACTAAGCGGAAACGACTTGGCCTTAGGGGGGCGACCAGGACCGCGCTTAGGGGCCACGGGCGCTGAGACTACGGCAGTTTCGGTTGTACTCTTTGCTGGCTTCTTAGAGGAAGTGCGGGGCATTGTAGAACTCCATGATATTAGTTTTTTATGTCTAAAGACAAATTGGTTGCTACTCGAATAACCGAACGACAGTATAACGCACTGATAGATGCGGCAGATAATGCCGGCGTAAAACGCTCAGACTTCGTAAGGAACGCAATCTCTATGGCACTGTCTAGAGGTGGAGAGCATCGTTTTATGGAGATATCCATTACGCCCCGTGCAGGAAGCTCATTGAACTCTGTTCTAGAGTGGCTTTGCTCAAGACAACCAATGATATCTGATCTTATTAGTGCCGGGGGTACTATGGACTCCGACGTTCGTAGGGTACTTTACCAAGAGGTATCTAAAGTACAAGCACGAAGGCTAGAGAAAGTGCTAAGAGGAATGAAGCTTGAGGTGATAGGACATGAGGAAGGTTGCTCTAGACAAGCAGTTCATGCTTCAGTAAAGAGAGCAATCAGAGACCTTAAGACAAACAAAAAGTTCATTACCGCATTGTGCGGAGCCCTTCCAGAGTCAGGACTAACGCCTGACGTAATCATCGAGGCTATAGATCATGTCGAAAGATAGAAAGCAACCAGACCCACGATTCTCCTTGAAGACCTTTGATGGGATTCTTCATACAGTTGAGGACACCCTTGAGCAGTTCAATAGTGGAATACTCGATAAGGGAGACGTGTCTACTATCGGAAGCCTGCTAACCATTGCTCGTCAGACCATTTCCGACAAGAGCAAGTATGCAAAGCTGAAGAACCCGGCAGCAAAGAAGAACGAACCGGCACAAGAGCTTACCAGCCACGGTCCCTTCGGGATCCTTAGAGGCGGCAAGTCGGGGTGATTGTATACCCAGACCACAAAGACTTCTGGAACCCAGAAGCCTTTCTACCTATGACAAGGGTTCGCACTAAGAGCGGATCCATAGAACCATTCCATCTTTGGGATCAGCAAAAGATCCTATCCGCAGCCGTTATGCGTTGCTACAAAGAGGGAAAGTGGCTTGTACACGTAAAGCCGCGTCAGGAAGGTAGCTCAACGTTCTTTACCGGCGTTGGTGTACAGCACGCAGCGTTCAGAACAGGATGCAGAGTAGGCATCCTCGCCCACAAGAAAGTTCAGAGCCAATATCTCTCATCTGTAGCAGTGCGATTCCATCGCTATATGCCCGATGAGATTAGGCCAAAGAAGACTCCAGGACTCAAGAGAAGTCTGGAGTTCCCAGAGATTGATAGCCGTATGACTATTGCCTCTGTAAAAGATGACGAACCGCTTCGCGGTGAGACTGTTCAGGTATTGCTAGCCACAGAGATATCCGCATGGTCTGAAAACGGTGGGCCAGAAGCCTGGACAGCAGCGCTCAACGCTGTTCCCGGAGACGGTGGCTTTGTCATTGCTGAATCAACACCACGCCACCACGGCGACCAGCTACACCTTGTGTGTACAGACTCTGAGGCGCCAGACAGCAAGTGGATGAAGGTGTTCATTCCTTGGACCATTGTTCAGGAATACAAAGTACAGCCACCACCAAGGTGGAAGCCTCGACTAGATGTGCGTGACTATATGGATCAGCACAAGATCCCAGAAGACTCTGCCTATTGGATGCAGACAGTTGGATTAGAAAAGTGCCGAAACGACCTAATGAAGTTTCGAGCAGAGTATCCAGTAAATGAACTAGACTGCTGGATTCTGGCTGGTGACGCTGTATACAACGCAAAGAGACTCATGGAGATATTAGATCTTCTCGACAGAGGCACAGGATTGAATGTCGAGACAGATGAATGGGTTGTGTTTAAGAAGCCAATGCCCAATAGCAGATACATAATCTTTGTAGATCCTGCTGGATCATGGGCCAAAAGAGACATGTTTGGCGTCGAGATATTCGATGTCGATGGTTGCTCGCAAGTGGCCGAATATCTAGGGCATGCAGAAGCCTTCCGTATGGCAAGAAGGATCATTGAGTGGGCTAAGCAATACAATAATGCCCGCATATACATCGAAGCCAACGGTGTAGGTGAAGCGGTTTTATCTCATGTGGTTGCTATGGGATATCGAAACGTCTACCACAGGAAAGCATCTGGATATGGTTCTGGTGGGAAGCAACGCATTCCAGGCTGGTACTCCAACTCAAAGACAAAAGCACAAGCAGTTGGATACCTACAAGAACTCATAGATGATGGCTCAATCACAATCCACTCAGTTCGCTGCCTTCGGCAACTCCTGAACTATCGGGGCCAGTGGGACAAGCTCTCTAGAGACGTGTCTGGCGGGCACTATGATCTTGCTGCCGCTGTGGCTGGTATTGCTTGGGCGTGGCGTAATGAGATAGGTGCCCAGCACCATAAGAAAAACATGTCCCCAAAACAGATAGAAAATGAAGCCTGGCGAAGACTTCTTGATAGGATTGACCGCGCATCTATCAATGAATGGGACACCCCATGGGGTAAGCACATATGAATGCCCACACAGATCTACATGCAGGACCCAAGGCTGAGCACAAGTCCATCCAAAGAATGGTTGGGCTAGTTCTCCAAACAGAAGAGTGGTACCAAAAGCACCGTGCAGACGAAGTAATTCGTAACCTTTCTTACTATAGAGGAAGGTTCTGGGATGGGGATGGAATCTCCATTAAGGCTGCCGATTCTCGTGGGTATAACGCTGTTCAGAATGAGATCTTTCCTATTGTGGACACCATTGTTTCAGCATTGGCAATGGATCTTCCACAAGTTGAAGCCCTTGATCAGCGCCAAGGCGCCACAGATGTGCCGGAAAAAGAGAACGATCCAACCTTTGCTGGACGCAGGATTGCTTCTGTATTGAACTGGTTCGCAGAAGAAGATGAACTAGATACTGTCATTCAAGAGCTTGTTCTTCATGCGCTTCTGTTCGACCAATCTGTCGTTAAGGTGTCCTGGTCTGCCAATCTGGGTAGGCCGATTTGGCGAACCAAACTACCGTGGGAAGTACATTTCGATCCAAGCGCCAAACGGGTCGCTGATGTTGGCTGGTCATTCGAGAGATTCGTTCTACATTATGACGATTTCAGGGGCAGGATTGAAAGCGGCGTCTACGATAGACCAAAGAAGGCTATTCCGGCAGATACCTACCCTAGTTCAATCATTGATACTAGGATGCCTCTCGAGCAAGAAGTTGAGCTTAGGGAGAAGGGACTAAAAGAGTATGTTTCTCTTATAGAGTTTTGGGACTTTAGAAAGAAAAAGCTATACCACCTGCATCCAGATACGGCTCAGCTTCTCATGGAAGCAGACATGCCTTATGAGCGACCATACGATGCGCTCATCTTCCATCCTGGTGTTGGTCGTATTCGTGGCATCTCTGATGTAAGTTTGATTGCTCCAATCCAGAGGGACATCAATGAGCTTGTTTCTGCTCGTCGTGAGATTGTGGCCCGTCTTCCCCGTCGTATGCTGGTAGACCGCAAGCTATTCAGGTCTGACGAAGAGTTTGAACGGTGGAAGAACGCAAGATCTTGGGAGCCCGTGCTTGTTGAGGGCCCGCCAGACGGAACCATTGATCAGCATGTGTGGGTCTCACCAGAGATGCCGACTACATTTGATTTTAATACGCATCTAAACCAGGGCATCGAGTCTATTCGTTGGTTGCCTGGAATGGCTGACTATCAGCATGGTCAAGTAAAGAACATTCGTACCGCAGCAGAAGCGAATATGATTCGTGGCGCCATTGAAGGTCGCCTAAACATTAGGGCAAGGAAGGTTGTTCGCGTTGTGACAAGCATGTTCCGAAAAGCATTGGCTACAACTAAGTGGGCGTTAAGAAATCCAGAAGCTTCTGGAATCAATGTCGAAGCAATCGCGTCGATTACCCAGGCGGAACCAAATAGTTTAATGCTTCAGAAGGACCTGCTTGAGGTGTCTCCTTCGTTCAGACTTCTTCCATTCTCTCCACTTATGGAAGACAAGATCGCACGAAGGGACTCTCTTACAAACCTCCTTGCCCCACTTTCGAGCCCATCTCCACTTGGAGAAGCCATGAACCAAAGAGAGCTTGCAAAAGAAATTGTAGATGCTTTTGGGTTCAGACCATCCTTGGTAAAGACAGAAGAAGAGGCTGTTCAAGAACAGGCGGCAGCACAACAAGAAGAGTTATCGCCTGGGGCTGCGGGTCCAGGGCAGGTAGGGCTTCCACTTCCACCCAATATCGGACTTCCTCCTGGGGTTATCCCGGAAGGTTGACAAACGTTAAACTGTAAACTTGGATGAACGATGCCTAAGCTCATTAGACTAGCAGAGAAAGCCCTAGACGGTGATGAAGACGCCATGGATGAGTTGGAGCTTATGGCTCCTAAGGGCGTCTTAGACGATATGACCGTCGAGGAGTTCGCAGAAAAGATGGTGAACGACGAAGAGTTTGCAGATGAAATCTATTCTGCGCAGGGCACCAAGTACGGTGGAGAGATGCCACCGGAAAAGCATAATTCTGGTGGCGATACGATCACGGTGGGCAAAGTAGATATGTCTACTATGGATGTCAGTACACTAAGAACGCTTGAAGAAGCTGGCCTTATTGAAATCAGCAAAGATTTGAATAGGGCTATTAGTGGAGAAAATACGGATGAGAACCCAGGAAACAATCCTGGCAATGAGAATGAAAACTACTAGCGGATTGCTTCATGCCAATCTTTGATTATGTTTGCTCTGGATGTGGTTCTTCAAAGGAGCACTTGTACCTTGGATCTGAATCTATACCGGACAGTATTGCTTGTAGCTGTGGTAGCAGTTCCACTCGCAGTGGTGTTTATAGCTTCAATCCTGTCGGCCCTATTTGGTCTGGCCTTGAAGACTATTCAAAGGCTATCTATGGCACTTCTGGGATGATGCGCGGACAAGAAGTAAGAACATACAAAGATATTAAGAAGTTTGAAGAAGAGAATAGTTTTGTAAGAACAGACCCAAACTCCGTAAAGTATCGTTCATCTGTTGATGATATGAAGCAGGAAGCGCTTGAACTTGACCGTGTTGCAGAACAAGATGGTCGTGAAGCCGTAGCAGATCATATCTACAAACAAGAGATGAAAGACGCTACCGGTTGGACGAATACACAATATAATCGCTGGAAGGAGATTTCAGATGCCTGTGACCCCACCGATGCCCAACTTGCCGGGGGCACCAACTGCGGGAACACTCCAGATCCCGTCTGACGAAGAGCTTCAAAACATGCCTCTGGAGGAACTAGAAAAGCTAGTTCTTCAGGCAACAGATGATGTGAATCTTGCTCTTCAACAACAGGGTGTTGATCTTGGAATCGGTACCGGTGCGCCAATGGGTGCCGGGGCGCCGCCCGCACAGGGCGCAGAACTTAGTTTAGTTACCCCAGAGTTGATACAAAAGGCTTCGGATGCGCTAATGGCTGCCGGAATCCTTCCTGGTCCTGTAGCAGAAATGTCCCCAGAGTTTATGGAACTGCTTGTTCTTTTGGCAGATGCGATAAGTCCTGGTGTTTATAATCTACAAAACGAAGATGATTTAGTGGAGTTTTTAAATGGAATCGCAACAGGAATCATTGCCCTCCCAGCAATCCCAGGAGCCCCAGGAGCAGGAGGAGCAGTCCAAGGCGGACCTCCAGCAGAAGCTGTTGGAGGGCCTCCAGTCGCAGCACCAGGAGGAGTCCCCGGAACAACCCCAGCAGCAGGACCAGGAATCATCCCCGGAACTTAGCGAGCTTGCGCCGGAAACGGTTGAAACAACAGAGCAGATTGAGTCTTCGAGTGGCGACTCAAGTATTGTTCCTGAAGCTGAGCAGCCTGCTTCTGATCAAGGACAGGAGGCACAAGAAGAACAAAAAATAGAGTTCTCATCGTTTGATGATGTATCTATTGATTCCATTCCAGAAGAATCGCGCCCCTATGTGCAGCCTATTCTTGATCTTGCATCCAACTATGTTTCAGAGCTTCAAGAAGAAAAGAATAGATTTGAATCTGCAAGAAGTGAGTTCCATGAACTCATGGATTCCATTCGATCTTCAGAGGATATCAAACCTCTAGTTTCTAAGTTAGAAACACAGCAAGTTACTATTGACGAGATGACTAAAGACGTCGTGTCTGCGTCATGGCGAGCATTTAATGCTGCCCATCCTGAGATTGATAACCTTCCACAAAATGCAAGAGATGAGTTCGCTGGGCAACTCGAGCATATTTATGAAAGGTTTCAGGGCGAAACACTTGTAGATAGAATGGAAGACGCATATAAGTATTCCTTGTATCGTGCAGGTATTAAATTGGATTCACTTTCTGCTGCTACCATTCCAGAGCCAAAGCTGGAGCAAAAGCAACCTAATCCCGTAGCGACCAAGCAAGCGGTAGTAGCAGATGGACATGTTGCTCATGGTCAGCCTGTACGCAGCGTTGACGAGATGGAATGGGGTGAAGTGCTTGGTCGTTACGATTACCTTCTTGAATAGTTAGCTGGAGATGCCGACATGGCTTTGCTAGAATACGCAACACGAACCGTCCCTGACGTTGTAAAGAAAAGCGTTCTCTCTTTTTATAATAGAGATCCTCTTCTTTCTCGCCTTCAATCGCGTAACCAGGTGAAGCGCTCTGGAGGCACCAACGTTCGCGTTGTTCGCGTCAAGAGCGGTCACTCGGATGTGACGCAGATTGATGCATCCAACATCAGCGTCCCGCTGAACAAGAAGGAGACACTATCCTCCATGTCGGGAGATTGGGCCAAGTACATTAAGCCCATCATCCTTCCGCACATTGATCGGGATCGTCAGTCCAACAAGGAAGACGTAAAGCGCTTCATTCAGGACATGACGAATGCTGCGATGCAGAGCTTGAAGAACGATGTAGTTCGCCAGCTTTATATTGGAAACATCACCACTCTAAGTGGTCTTGGTACCCTGAATGGAAACACAACGGGTCTTTCCTCTACTGGTTTTGAGAATGGTGCCCTTCGGTTCCAGACTCCAGCCGATCAAGCTTCCGCCACTATCGCCTATCTTGGTGAGACTCGTGTGAACGATACCACTGACTTTGTGGACAACTGGTTTAACCAGTACGCCGTACACACTGGTTTTGGTACTGACTTCATGCAGACGGCAGAAGAGATCAAGATCACTGCTGATACTTATGCAGAGGATGAAGAGGGCATCTCCCTTGGCGTCGTGTCCATCTCGGACCACGTTGCATTGGGTGAGGAGCTTCGTGCCTACCCCGGTGGAGCAACTGCTGGAGCCATTGTTTACACTGTGGATGACTTGGAGAAGGGTCGAGCC